CCAGATGGAGGAAGATATTATCATTCGGGATCTTCGCGCCATTGGTGTCGATATCAGGTCCAGCCAGCGCCGCGTGAACTTTGGCAGTCATGTGAGCGGAAGCCTTGACGGTATCATTGAGTCTGGCGTGCCGGAAGCGCCAAAGAAGCGCCATGTGGCTGAGTTCAAGACGCACTCGAAGAAGTCATTTGATGAACTTGTCAGGGATGGCGTGGAGAAGTCAAAGCCAATGCACTGGGTCCAGATGCAGGTCTATATGCACGGGACCAATATCGATCGTGCGCTTTATCTGGCGGTCTGCAAGGATGATGATCGGATCTATACCGAGCGTGTGCGTTACGATCGCGCAGTGGCTGAGAAATATATAGCACGCGGCCAAAGACTGGCGCTGGAGGATCGGATTCCGCCGCCCATTTCAACCGATCCGACATGGTATCAGTGCCGCTTTTGCCCAGCGCATAGCTTCTGCCACAAAGGCGCACCGACAAAGTTCGCTAACTGCCGCACCTGCGCGCATAGCACGGCAAAGCCTGACAGCACTTGGCGCTGCGAACGCCATGAAGCTGACGGCATCCCGACCGAGTTTCAGCATGAAGGCTGCGACGATCATATCCTGCACCCTGATCTTGTGCCGTGGCCGATGATCGCCAGCGATGATGGTCTGAGCGTCATGTGGAAGATTGGCGATCGCGTGATCGAGAATGGAGCCAACGGCTACAAGAGCCGTGAGATCGTCGCCAACCCAGAAGCCTGCGGTGATCCTGTGGTCGAAGAGGCAAAGGACAAATTCCCAGATGCGGAGGTGATTGGATGAGATACGGGTCAGTCTGCTCTGGGATAGAAGCGGCAACGGCTGCTTGGCATCCTCTGGGCTGGGAGCCAGCCTTCTTCAGTGAGATTGAGCCGTTCCCTCGCGCCGTCCTTCAGCACCACTATCCTGATGTGCCGCTGCATGGCGATTTCACAACAATTGGAGCCGAAGAATATGGATCAATTGACCTTCTTGTCGGAGGAACCCCTTGCCAATCATTCAGCATCGCAGGACTCAGAGGTGGACTGGATGATGACCGTGGCAACCTAGCCCTTGAGTTTCTTAGGCTTGCTCAACGAACGCGGCCCAAGTGGCTGGTTTGGGAGAACGTCCCCGGCGTCCTGTCATCGAACGGAGGACGGGACTTTGGTGCCATTCTCGGGGGCATGGTCGAACTCGGGTATGGGTTCGCTTACAGAGTGCTTGACGCTCAATACTTTGGAGTGGCCCAGCGCCGCCGCCGTGTGTTCGTTATCGGATGTCTTGGAGACGCAGCCCGTGCCGCAGCGGTTCTTTTTGAGCGCCACAGCTTGCAAGGGCATTCTGCGCCGCGCCGAGAAAAGGGGCAAAGAATTGCCGGTGCAATTGCGCGCAGCTCTTTCAGCGGTGGTGCAGGCGGCAGGCCAGAAGGCGCAGCCGGAAACCATTTCCTAGATTGGCCCGCAGACATAGCGCCAACGCTGAATGCCCACTTCGGTGAAAAGCAAGGACTTGAAGATCAGCACATTCGGGGGGGGGCGGACTGTTCGTCCCTAGCCAAGTGCCTGACACGGGGTGTCGGCCAGAGATACGATCCAGAAACCGAGACCTTGATCCCTACTCACGGAGGCGGGTTCGATGTGGCTACGCTTGATGGCCTTGATACCGCCCGCACACTGACGCGCCGATACGACAGCAGCCCTTGCCATGACCGCGGGCCAGATGTGGTTGCCTTTGGTTGGCAGAACAGCGCCTCACAGGGCGACAGCGCGAGCGAGGATGTCACGCCCACGCTGGACAAGAGCAAAACCCCTGCGGTGGCGCTTCAGGATGTTCGTGTCGTTAAAAAGGCTCAAAACGGCAAGGGCTGGAATGACGACGGCTCCGCCTACACAGTGGACACCCACGCTACGCAAGGTGTCGCCACCGCAAGCGCCGTCCGTCGCCTCACGCCCGTTGAGTGCGAACGGCTGCAGGGCTTCACCGACAACTTCACGGCGATCCCGTGGCGCGGAAAGCCTGCTGAGGAATGCCCTGATGGCCCGCGATATAAGGCCCTTGGCAACAGCATGGCTGTTCCAGTGATGCGCTGGATTGGTGAGCGAATCCAGATGGTGGAAAATATAATGAGTTAACGAGTTACCGCCCAGCCTACTTTACTGGTCTCGACAGCCCTGGCGGGATTGAAGGCAGCGCACCGGAAGGAACAAACGGCTGGCTGGAAGCGGTGTAGACTATTGGGCCGTGAATGCGCTGCAACAGGGCAATTTATTAGAGGGAAACGATGCTCAGAGATTACCAACAGCGTGCAATCGACCAGCTTTACGCGTGGTTCGCCAATGGCAACAAAGGCAACCCATGCCTGGTGCTGCCGACAGGATCTGGCAAGAGCCATATCGTGGCCGCACTCTGCAAAGATGCGATTCAGAACTGGCCTGATACACGGATCTTGATGTTGACCCATGTGCGAGAACTCATAACTCAAAACGCTGAAAAGATGCGCCTGCATTGGCGTGGCGCACCGATGGGGATCTATTCTGCTGGGCTTGGCCGCAAGCAGCTGGGTGAGCCGATCACCTTTGCTGGCATCCAGTCGATCAGGAAGCGCGCCTCCCAAGTCGGCCACATTGATCTTTGCATTATCGATGAATGCCATCTGGTCAGCCACAAGGATGAAGGAGGTTATCGATCGTTCCTGGCTGAGTTGAAGGCTATAAATCCTGCGCTGCGTGTGGTGGGCTTGACCGCCACGCCTTATCGTCTGGGGCATGGCCTTATCACCGACAAGCCTGCGCTGTTTGATGATCTGATCGAGCCAGTCACGATCGAGGAACTGGTCTATAAAGGCTATCTCTCGACGCTGCGCAGTAAGGTCACAAAGGCCGCACTCAATACGTCTGGCGTGCATAAGCGTGGCGGTGAGTTCATCGAGAGCGAACTGCAGGCAGCAGTTGACACCGACGAGAACAATCTGCGTGTGGTGCGTGAGGTCATCGAACTGGCTGGAGATCGCAAGGCTTGGCTGTTCTTCTGCGCTGGTGTCCAGCACGCAGAGAACGTGGCCGAGGTGCTTCGATCGCATGGCGTTGAATCAGCCTGCGTCACAGGAGCCACACCAAAGGCGGAGCGCGATCGAATGCTGGCCGATTTTAAGGCTGGGCGCTTGCGTGCGCTGACCAACGCCAATGTGTTGACCACCGGCTTTGATTATCCCGACATCGATCTAATCGCCATGCTCAGGCCGACCATGAGCGCCAGCCTTTACGTGCAGATGGCTGGACGCGGGATGCGGGTAAAGAGCCACACCGATCATTGCCTGGTGTTGGACTTCGCAGGCGTGGTGCAGACGCATGGGCCGATCACTGCGGTCGAGCCACCCAAGCGCAAAGGCGAAGGCAATGGTGAGGCTCCGGTCAAGGTCTGCGAGACTTGCAACGAACTGGTGCATATCAGCGCCAGGGAATGCCCAACCTGCGGCGAACTGTTCCCAGAGCCAGCGCCAAAGAAGCTGGAACTGCGCCAGGACGATATCATGGGCTTGGAGGCCGAGGAAATGGCTCTGACAGGCTGGAACTGGCGTAAGCATACCAGCAAGGCCAGTGGCAAGGATATGCTGGCTGTGTCCTATTATGGCGGTCTGAGCGATCCCAGCGTGGTCGAGTATTTCCCAATCACCCATGAAGGCTATGCAGGCCAGAAGGCGCTAAACGCCATTGTGACGATCGCTGGGAAGGCCGATGTCAATTTCATCAAGGCAGATACGCTTGAGGAGTGGGCCGATCGATTGAATGGTGGCAATTGCCCCAGGATGATCGAATATCGCCGCGATGGGAAATATTACCGAGTGATTAGGAGGAAGTGGAACAATGCCTAGACCGCCAAAGCCAGACTTTCTGGTGCAATATGAAGAGTGGATTAAGGCTGGTCCGCCACCATGCTGCCATAACTGCGATCACTATAGTGGCGAAGGTCGATGCTTTCTGTTCAACATGGAGCCACCGATCGAATTCGTGAACAGCTAT